ACATCACAGTGATTGCCGAGCTGGCCTGGATAAGGCCTTCTCGATCGATCTTGGAAAGGATGTTCATCGATACTGCGAGAACGCCTACCGCAAGTGCGATCTGAAGAAGCGTTGCCGCTTTCAGGGTGTTCTGCATAGCCCCGAAAGCACCGGTCATATCGCTGATGCCGTCAGTTATGGCTTCAAGGATTCCGCCGAGGCCTCCGCCGCCGAAACCTCCGAGGAAGTTCTTGATTACCAAGAACAATCCAGCGAGAAGACCGGTGTTGAGACCTGCGAAGAGATGATCGAAGTTAAGTCCTTCGAAAGCTCCCCCGACACCACCGAGCGCATCAGATATGATGTCGCCAAGGTTCTGGAAGAATTTACCCACGTTCTTCATGACCGTGAGTGTCTTGTCCCAGGCAGCCGAGACTACCTCTCCAAGTCTACCGAGAGGCTCAAGCTTGGAGGATATACCCTCGACACTCTTCTCGACACCGCTGGAGTCGGTGTCTTTGAACAAGGATGCCAGGAACCCGGTGAGTTTCTGGACAAGCTTGATCGGTATGGCCAGTACGGTCGAGAGTCCCTTGAAGAAGTTCGTCAGACCTTCGCCTTCTCGGATACCGTTCCGAAGAGCGACCAGAAAATCGCCGATCTTCGCGGTGAAGTTGAGAAAGCCGCCGGAGCCCTTTGTTGCTACTCCGACCAAATCAAAGATTACGCTAACAACACCCTTGATAATATCGACCGCGATACTGAATACCGCGAAGACACCAGCAAAGGTACGCTTCAGTTTGTCTGCTGTTTCTCCTCCGACTTTGAGCTTCTCAGTGAAGTCTCGGAAATTCTTGGTCATCGCGGCAAGTTGCTTGCCGGTGGTGGCCGGGAACATCTCCCGGAAAGCATCCTTGATCGGTTTTGCTACCGACGCCAGAGCCTTGAAGACGTTGGTGATACCCTCGATAAGAGCCTTTCGGCCTCCGAGTTTATCCCAATCCGAAAGCATCTTGTTTCGGGCATCTGAGGAATCCTTGAGAATTCCACCGATACCTTCGCTGATGCCTGTGAAGAGACCCTTGGCTTCGGTGAAGTCACCGAATATGATCTGCCAGGTCTGAGCCCAACCAGAACCCAACTGCTCCTTGAAGGTTCCGAAGAGCTGAGTCATGGTCTTGACTTCAGTGGCCGCGGACTTGGCCATCTTGGCCTGCGCCTGAATGGCCTTGATCTGCGACTTGTTGAAGCCCTGAGCTGCGAGATCCGCATCACTCAGGTCACCAGTAAACTGGGCCAGAGTCTGGGTCAGAACCTTGGAAGTCAGCCACGATTCTTCGCCGGGCTTCGCCGTGATGGATTCACGGAACGACTTGCCCTCGATCGTGACGTTCTTCATCTTGCCCTTGAGCTCGACAGCACCCTTACTCAGGGTTCCGAGCTTCTCGGCATTAAGAGCCAGAGCACGTTGGAATACCGTGCCACCCATACCAGCATTGACCACCGAGTTCCAGTCTTCAAGCGATACCCGACCTGCGGATATAGCCTGAGAGAGCTGGTACATCGCTCCGGATGCCTGCTCCGAGTTGGAGCCGGACAGAGCCGCCAAGTTGGCAATACCCTTGATCGCTGCGGTTGCGGGTTCAAGAGCGACACCAGCAGCCGTGAAGGTGCCGATGTTCTTCGCCATCTCGGAGAAGTTGTAGATGGTCTGGTCGGAATAATGATTCAGCTCATCGAGGGCGTGCGTGACGTCCTTGAGATTGGTTCCGGCTGACTGGGTGTTTGCCAGAATCGTCTGAATCGAGTTCAGATTCGTCTCGTACTCCCGGAAACCGTCCAGGATAGGAGCGAATGTGAACGAATTCAGGAATCGACTACCGGCTTCCTGGGCCCTTGCTCCGATGCTCATAAGAGCACCAGTAGCTATTGTGCCCAGATGGGTAAAACGCCCAGCCAGAGTAGAGACGTTGTTGTCTATGTTCTTCAGAGAAGAATTGGCCTTATCGGCCGCTCCGCTCGTAGAACCGAGACCGCTGGTGAACTGACCGAGGGAAGTCCGACCGGCTTCCATCTTCTGACCGAAGCTCGTTACGTGAGAAACGATCGTGGAAAATCCGGTGGCGAACTGAGTCAGCTTCTCTTTGCCGCTCTCGATCTTCTGAGCGAATCCGGTAGCGACGGTGGTGGACTGCTGAACTCCAGTGGTGAACTGCCCAAGAGAATTCCGAGTCCTGACCATGTGTTGGTCAAACTGCTGAGCAACAGCAGTGACCCCCTGAAGACCCTTCGCGGCGCCCTGAAGCTGAAGACTCTTGTTGAGCCTTTCCAACGAAGATATGGTCTGTAGAACGCCTTGCTGGAACGCGGCATTCTCAAACTTCATTTGAACGACGCGCTCATCTACAGCGCTCATGCGGAGGTCACCGCCTTCCATACCTGATCTGCGATGCTGTCGAATATCGGACGCATGGCAGGGTTAATGTAGTCCTGTCCGGCTACGTAACCACCTGTTCCAGTACCATGACCGTACTGAAGCATGATGGCCACAGGGAAACCGTTCTCGACATCGGTATTCAGCCATTTGATTGTGACTGAACGTCCAGATCGCTCGATTTCGTAGTCCCATGAATCCGCGGCAAGACCGGAATCCTGAGGTACTGCGGCGGCAAGTGCTTGAACGCCTCTTCGAGCTTCGGCATCCAGAGACTTGTAAATATCGGCGTTCTTGAGCTTTCGGAGGAAGTCTTCCGTTCGTTTACCCGAACGGGTGGTGACGAACGAAATCATACTCATTCCTCTCGTTACTCCAGTCCGGTCATCTTCCGGCCGACAGCGATGAGACTCGGATTGTTCACACGAATGCCGTCCACACCCTCGAAATACAGACGGAGAGCGTAAGCCTCGTCAACTGTGAAGTTGAAACCAGGTTCTGTCAGGGGATCGACTGCCTCCACCACGGGGTGGTTTGCCAGCCACGATGCGATGGCCTCATGCTTGTCCAGGGCTGAGCGGAGTTCCAGAACTGCCTGTGCGGCCTTCATGTTCAGGATCTCTTTGGTGACTTCGAGGCCGAGGCCCATTAATATCTCCTAACTGGCTGACTCGTAGACTAGGTGACCCTTGAGTGATCCAGTGCTTGCCCAAGTGAAGGGGGATATGGAGTCGACATCGCCAGTGTTGGCAATTGCGGCTCCGTTGGTCAGCCCGCTGGCGATAGAAATACGGAAACCCGTGGTCGAATAGAGCTTTGCCCTACCCATGCACGTGGTGTCGTTGGTCTGCCGCATCTCCAGGAAACCGATGGAGCTGCCGGAATCGGAAGCCGTGACCGGAAGGCTGAACTGCCAGTTGTCACCAGTTGCGGGAGCGGCTCCGAAGTTCGTACCGGCTCCGAAGGTGATCTCGAACTTTACTTCGACCTTTCGACCGAGCTTCTGGTACTTGCAGCTGACCGTAGCATCACCCAGTGCAGGCGTGTTGGCTCCGGACTGCGTTGACCATGTCGGGGTGTAGAAGGTCCATGCTCCGGGATCGGTGATGAACTTCCGCCACGCTGTCCATCCACCAGCCGCGTTCGCGGTACGCACCCACATCTCGGGTACTCCGGAACCATTCGCGTGGGACGTCCACGTCTGCTTCGCGTAGTCCGAACCATCGACATAGGTCAACAGCTCGCCGTAGGTTCCGGCGAAGTCCCATCCGGTTCCGTTTGCCGAGGTGAAATACATCCTCGACCAGGTGGCCGGATATGAAGTGAAAGCCGTGGTCTGGACGAGCGTACCCGGCGTGAGCGTGTAGAGAAGGTTGTACTGCGACCATGCAGTCCAGCCACCACCGTTGTTGCTGGTGTGGTACTGACGAACCCAGCTCCTCGGAGTTCCTGTTCCGCCGGGGTTCGAGAAGGCAGTCTGAACCGTTCGGTCCGTCTCTGTTCGGTACGTCATGACGGAACCGAATCCAGAGTTGATCGACCAACCCGAGGCGGTAGTCAGCGACATCTGCGAGATACCAAGAGGATATGCGCCGGGAAGTGCCGCCTCTGTGTTCGCATTGGCCGCAAGAATCTGTACCTTGTTGCCCGGGATGGACGCCAAAGAAGCCGGTGTTACAGCTCGCTGGCCATCAGTACCTGCGAGGGTTTCCGCATTGGTAGCGAGCTCGACGAGACCTTGCTGGGTTGTACTCGCGAACGGACCCGCGGGGCCATTCGTGTCGTACCAGACCGAACCATCGGGAACGGCTCCGGGGTCGACAGCTCCGGTGTATGAAAACGCATCGACCTTGGAGTAGCTGCTGCCGGAATACATCTTCATTCCGGAAACGGCACCCATATCGATCGGTTCGCCGTCGTGCCTGGTGAGGACAAGATGGCCTGCGGAGTTGATCTCTCCATCGACGATCGACGAGGCTTCGATCTCAAGCGTCCGCTCTGAGGTTACTACAGTTACCGTAGCCACAGGGCCACCTTTCTAAGTCAATTGGTCCGATTAATTCATCGGGTCCCAGACGCCTCCGATTCGAGGCTTAGGGTCTGCTGTAACCCATGCCCCACCGACACGAACTTTTGGTACGGCAGGAACCCATGCCCCACCGACACGAACTTTTCTGGTTACAAACGTTGTAGATTCGTTTGCCCAGTATGAAGCATCGTCGAAGTTTGCCATCAGAGATGGAGTAGATCCATCCCAGACGCCAGCCATAAATACAAGACCTACGGCTGTTTTATTCAGCGTACCGCCGACTGTGCATCGGCCCATCTCGGTCCACGCTTGGCCATCAGTCGATTTATACATTCGAATGATGTTGTCAGAACCTAGATTTCCGATTCCCCACCAAGTTCCAGTAACCCAGCTCGGACCTACTCCGACGGTTGTGTCGGTGATCACCACGGTATTGAACGTTGTGGCACCACCACCCTGAAAAGTCAGGTAGGTACCGTTCGGTCCACCCAGAGCTGAAATATAGTTGCCGGAAGCATCATGAGCTCCGATGTAAAACTCGGTGTTTGGCGCTCTGGTTCCCGTGACTGAAAGCTTAGCCGCTAGAATTCCCTTGGAGAGATCGAAGAAACCGTCTCCCTCGACTCTGGGGTAGTCAGCGACACACGACAAGTTCAAAGTACCACCGGATTCGGAAGACCCAGGACCTTGGGTTACGGTCCACTTCGCGAGATCCAGAGATCCGTCATTGAAATTGTCTATCAGCGTTTGTACGTATGCCACGAAATCTCCTTTCTACCCACCAGAACTGATGGTGTACGTATTCTCGTCTACGGGGAGAACGGTAGACCAGTCGAACTGGAGGTAAATATCACCCAATGCCTGAATGGCTTCATCGGGTCCAGAGATTTCGAAGATTCCGTCTCCGAGATCGGTTACGACGAAGGTGAAGAACGCATCGTACAGTTCCAGCAGCTCGGCGAAGCTGGGAAGACGAGGCAGATCTTCATCAGTACCGTAGAGAGCTTCCTCCAAGGTACGCATCACATTCGAGTCAGTGGTTCTCGAATCGATCTCTATGTGAGACGTCCGTTTGAAACCGGGTATCACTGGCGGCTTGGTGACGACCGACCAACTGAGGCTGAGTGGATCGACGTTGTCGCCTACCGTGGCGTATGATCGCCCGGCTGGTTCAGCCAAAGCGTTATACACCAGGTGGATCTTGTACCCGTGATCTCCGTTGAGTTCGTTTCCCACCTTTGTTCGATAAGAGAAACCGAACGATTTCCGGCGCTGTTGTGTGACCACCAAACCCGGTCGGGCTGATCCGGAACCATCACACTGCTCGAACTGAGACGGATAGGTGAACGCGTTGATGGTGGCAGCGAACTCTTCGGCAGATGAAGCAAGCAGGTACTTGTTACCGTCGAGGTAATACGACTTGGTGCCGCCTCCGGTTGGATTCATCTCCACCGACGTAAGTCCTGACCAGGCGACTCCTGGTTGTCCATCCAGATACAGAACACCTCGGTCTACACCGGTTTCGAAAACGCGGGAACCGGGAGTGTCCCAAGCTAGCTTTCCCATCTATCCTCCTCTCAGCCCTTGGTTCCGTACTCTCGCTTGCGCTTGGCGTTCAAAGCCCTACGCTGTTCTATGTTGTCCTCTCGGGACAATTTCTTTGGCGGGGTGTTCTTGAGGTTGCACACCTTGATGAATGCCAACAAGCGATTCAAATGCCAGTGTTCGCACTCGATCCAGATGTTGAGCGACACCATCCAGTAATAGATGAGCTCGGCGGTTATGAATTCGCCGTTGTGCTTCTGCTCCGTCGCTTCATGGAATGTTGTCGCCGTCATCTTAGCGTTAATGTACGCATTGATGTCTTCGAAGTTCTCTTTCGAAAGTTTGGGGAATACTTCCGGAGGAACATCAGGGGTGGTGATCATGGCGTTGATGTACCAGATCGTTTCTTCGGCGGTCTTTTCCCTATCAGTCAGGAAAGGCTTTTCGAAGAAAGACTCCCATTTTGACAGAGTGGCCAGAGAGTGCTCCATCTCCAACGTGAACCACTCGGTTTCGACGAATTCCTTCTTTCTTTCGTCGAAGCCTTCGACTATTGGAACTTTGATGATGAGCACTCTCTGACCTCCCCTCCTTTGTGTGGCGACTAGAAGTCGCCGATGAGCCAGTCGCTGTCGACGGGCTGCGTGAACTTGTAGCCGGGCGCCGGGCGGGCCTCGACGACATGGTTCGCAGTGAACGCAGGCTGGGCGCCCGGAGCCAGGAGCTCGTCGTCCATGTAGTACTGCACGCCAGCGATCGTCGGAACGGTCATGACGTTGGTGGTCGTGTCGTACGCCGGTTCGGTCGGGGTGACCGAACCGGCGTACGAC